GAGCAAACGGGGCGCGGCTTTGATTTTTGTGATTTTTGTTGCCGCGTCCTGCTCTACTACAAAAGAAATGAGAAGGGCGAATCGAGCGACTAAGAAGCTCGAAAAGCTCACGATGCGATTTCCTGAGCTTATGCGTCCGGACACCTTGCGCGATACCGTTGCGGCTATTGTTATGGATGTTAGAATTGACACCACATTTCTAAAAGTTGATACGATCACCGTACAAAAAGACCGTTTGCGCGTTCAAGTCATTACCGAACATGACACCGTTCGAATCATTGGTGAGTGCTTAGGTGATACTATTTACGTCCCTGTTAAAATACCCGTTGAAACCATTCAGCCGGTCGAGTATAGACCACTCCCTTTAACTTTCAAACAACGCATCTTAATTGGCGCGGGGTATCTTCTCTTTGCCTTACTTGCCCTTGCCGCTGTTGGTCGATTTCTGACCTCGTGGTTAAACCGCAAATGAATATTTTTCAAAGCCTTTCCGTTATATAGTCAGAGATCAACAATAAAACTCTGACAAATGTCAAAAGACTCAAAACAAAAAACACTCGTTGAAAGCATTACGGCCAAGGTCGTTTCCTTATTTTCAGACACACCCGAAGCCAAAGAACAAGAGTTCGTTGAGGCCGTGGTAAAAGATACTGGAATAACGATCACCGCCGATTCTTGGGAGGTAGGCAAAACAGTTACCACCGTAACCGAAGAAGGCGACGCTATCGCTATTCCAGAAGGAACATATGAACTTGAAAACGGAGCCATCTTGTCCGTTGATGCTGACGGTGTGATTCTCGAAGTAAGCGAAGTAGAAGCCGAAGAGGTGGAAGCTGAAAAGAAAGAAGAAGAAATGAAAAAGGAAGAGCCTGTTTTCGTCACTGAGCAGCAATTGGCAGAGGCCATGAAGCCGATTCTTTCGGCACTTGAAAAAGTAGCAGTTCAATTGAGCGCAACGTCAAAGGTTGAAGAGAAGAAAGAAGAGGCAGACGCTGACGGCATGGTTGCCGAAAACAAACTATTGAAGCAAAGACTAGCTGAAAAGCGCAAGTCAATTGCAGACAAGTCAAACGCGGCTCCGACGGTTGACTTGCCACAAAAGAAAAAACGAGGACACCAAGGCGGCACGCAAAAAGCCGTTTTGAGTCAATTTAAAGACTTTGATTTCAAACTTGAAAAGGGCGTACAAATCGACCTAAACTAAACGACTAAACAAACAGAACAATGCCGACAACGAATAACGTCACATCAAACTACACGGGTAAATTAGCTCCTGAGTATATCACTAAAGCCCTTTTGGCTTCAGACACGCTTGACCAGAACTTGGTTCGACTAATCACAGGCTTGAAAACCGAAGGAATCACCATGCGTCGATTGGATTCAAGCGACATCTTCCAAGATGACTCTTGTACATTCACGCCAACGGGAACGGTTGACTTGGATTTCCGAAAACTGACAGCGAAGAAACTCAAAGTCAATTTGGAGATTTGTTTCAGTGACTTCGAAGCAGCTTGGGAAGCCGAGCAGATGGGTGATAGTGCTTCCGATAACGTGCCTCAAGAGTACGTATCGGCCTTGATGATTCACATTGCGGAGAAAGCAGCTCAAAAGAACGAAAGCACAATCTGGAACGGAACCGACACAACTGGTTCATTTGAAGGTTTCTTGACGAAATTGTCAAACGACGGTCTTGTGCCGGCCGATCAAAACATTGCGGGAACGACATTGAGTGCTGCAAACATATTTGAGGAGATTGGGAAGATGGATGTTCAGATACCTGAAACGGTTGATGAATTTGCCGATGACTTTTTCTATGTGATCTCGAAAAGAGCCGCTAAATTTTACATGACTGCACAAGCAGGATTTGGAACCTCAGGACAAGGTGGAGCTGGTTATATGAACGAAGGCTTTGTTGGTTTAAAGCAGCTTGACTACCTCGGTACTCCGATGTACACTGCAAGAGGTTTGACAGCAAATCAAATGATTGCTTACAACCGCGAAAACCTTGCCTTTGGTACGGGTCTATTGACTGACTGGTCAGAGGTGAAGACCATCGACATGAGAGACGTGAACGGTGACGACACCCTTCGCGTTATCATGAAGATATTTGCAGGAGTTCAGTACGGATGGCCTGAAGAAATTGTAATGTACGGAGCGCCTACACCTGAATCTTAAAAAGCTAAATAGACTATGAGTTGTGAAGTAACACGGGGACGCAGAATTCCATGCAAGGACGGAGCAGCGGGTCTTCTCGCTATCTATTTCCTCAATAGAGAACCAGAGTTTGAGGTAACCTTTTCGGGTACGCTTGTTAGTGACCTTCAGCTTGCAGGTGGTGGAGCGGTGACGCTTTACAAGTACGAACTTGACAATGTTGGAAACAACTTTGAAGAGACTTTGGAAGCAAGCCGAGACAATGGAACGATATACGCGGCGCAAGTATTGACACTTGCCTTGCAGACGTTGCAGGATGCCGACCTGGAGGACATTTACAATATGGCAAGAGGCCGTCCCGCTGTTTTGATACAATACCGAAATGGTAAAGTACGATTGGCGGGTATCGAACGCGGCTTAGACTCAACGGGTAACAACGCATCGGGTGGTGATCTTGGAGACTTCCAAGGGTACAACCTGACGTTAACAGCAAACGAGAACAGATACGCGCCACTATTGGAAGGGTATACGTTGGCAAATCCATTCGCTGGACTTACAACTGCTCCAACAATTGTAACGGGTGACGCAGAGAGCTAGTATTTTTCATTTGAGTTGGTTAAATGGATAAGGGGGAGGGTGTAATGCCCCCCCTTTTTTGATAGGATAAAATGATAATAAAACCACTTTCAACACCCCAATCAATTCGCTTTCGTTCTCGACCGCACGAAGAGCAGGCTAGCTATTTCCTTGTGGCATGGACTGACGGTTTGAAAGTCTACGGAATCATCGATGGGCTTGAGTACATCGACGGCCACATTGAAGGAAGCGCAACCTTTCCAATTGCGGTGGGCTTGGCTAACGGCGCAAAGATCAATCTTAGGGTTTTCCCTGTTACGGGGGACGGGACGGCTTTAATGGACGCAATGGAAACGGCAACCGATCGTGATCCCTTCTATTTGACTATTCAAATAATCAATACCTTTATACTGAATCAAATCGATGCGGGATCTATTTTGCCCGAAGTGTACCGAGGGCAAATATTCGTGTCGACTAAAACAGAGCAACCTTACAACGTCACATGAAAAGAGAACAATCAATAAAAAGCGTAGGGAGCAGTGGAGTTTATATGTTTTCTGATTACGTCTCACCAAAGATTCAAGATGTCAAGGTTGGGAAAGGTAGCAAGTACGTCCTATGGGGAGCAAATAACGACTTTTACGATCACCTACGCGACCTTTACCTTAACAGCACCACGAACAACGCGGCTATAAACGGCATCATTAAACTGGTATACGGTGACGGCCTTTCCTTTGATGACTCGAAGCGGGAAATCAAAATGTCAAACGTCATTTCACCCGTTGAGATGCGTCGAATCTTGCTGCAATTTTACGTCTACAATAAATTTGTTGCTCAAGTAGAGTACCACATGACCGATGAGGGTCAACGAGACATCGAGAAGGGCATCCGAAAGGTTTTCTTTCTGCCCGCTAAAGATGTCGCTCCCTGCGAAAAGAATGAAGACGGTGAGATTGAAACATACTACACTTCAAAAGACTGGTCTAGCCCTCGATCAAAAGACGGTAAGCCAAAACCAGTTCCTGCTTTTGGTTGCGGCTCGAACGAAGATGAGATTGAAATTTACTTCTGGCAGTTGATGCTGGATAATGATGAGTACTATTCACCTGTCTCGTATCATGGTTGCCTTCAGTATGCTGAGAATGAAGTAGAGATAGCCAACTACCACTTGAATCACATCATCCGAGGGTTTGCCCCTTCTGGAATCATTAACTTCAATAACGGTGTTCCAGAGCCAGAAGAGCGTCGCAAGATTACGCGCGACTTTGTTGGCTCAAAAACGGGATCAGAAAACGCGGGAAAGGCTTTCATCACTTTCAACGAATCTGCTGAGAATGCGGTAACGATAGCGGCTTACGATATACCCGACCCACACCGTCAGTACGAGTTCATTTCCAACCTTTGCGAGAAAGAAATTCTATTGAGCCACAATATCTCCAGCCCGTTGCTTTTTGGTATACGAGACACTTCAGGCGGGTTAG